GGGTATAAAGCCGATCCGACCCCCCCCGTTCTAAAAAAGTACCTAACCCTAACCTACAAAAGTATATACCCTCTTTCGAAATAATTCCCCCTATTTTTTTTCCCAGCTATGCCCAGCATATAGGGGGTTCCCATATATAAAAACGAAACCCTATTGGAGGTTGATGAAAAATTTTACCCCTGAAAATTATTATCACATATACTTGAGAGACAAGTGTGTAGTTCCGATGATAAGTGAAGAAAACTTCGACCATACTTGGACATCATTGAAAGCAATGGTAGGACTGATGAAAACTGAGTATGAAGAGGAGGACCTCTCATATGAGGTAGTGAAAACAATACCAGAGGAAGAGGAAAGCTCCTATTGACTCTCCCTAGATACTCTGATATAATTTGAAGTGTAGTTACTAAGACTTATGGCTAAAGGATTTACGGTGAAGGCAGCAAAGCCCAAAACTCTAAGGACAAAAGCACCTGAGTGGGATATTGATGATATCAAGGCTCGGATGAGAGGTAAGACAATTGTATTCTGTCTACCTGGAAGAGGATGTTCATATACGTTTATGAAGAACTTCGTACAATTATGTTTTGATATGGTACAGAATGGTATGTCCATTCAGATCAGTCAAGACTATAGTAGTATGGTAAACTTTGCACGTTGTAAGTGTTTGGGTGCCAATGTACTTCGTGGACCAGATCAGATTCCCTGGGATGGTAAGTTGAACTATGACTATCAGTTGTGGATTGATAGTGACATTGTATTCAATACAGAGAAGTTTTGGCAATTGTGTGATGTAGCACTACCAGCTTCTGCAATTGATGAAGAAGGTAATGAGATTGAAGGAGAAGATCATCCGATCTCTGCTGGTTGGTATTCCACAGAAGACGGGAAGACTACCTCAGTTGCACATTGGTTAGAAGAGGATGACTTCCGTAACAACGGTGGTGTGATGAATCATGAGATGGTAGACTCGATTCAGAATCGTAAGAAGCCTTTCACTGTAGATTACACAGGTTTCGGATGGGTGATGATTAAGAAGGGTGTGTTTGAGGATAAGAAGATGACATATCCATGGTTTGCACCGAAGATGCAGGTGTTTGAATCAGGAGCTGTTCAAGATATGTGTGGAGAGGATGTCTCATTCTGTTTAGATGCTATCGAAGCTGGTTATGAGATTTGGTGTGATCCTCGTATTCGTGTGGGTCACGAAAAAATGCGAGTTATTTGATAGGAGGTCATTATGGCAAAAGTTAAGAAGAGTCTAATGGGTAATGTGTTTATTGAGACACAACCCAAAAAATCGCGACAAGGATCAGGCCAACATACAAAGTATGCGTCTACGAGTTCTAACAAGGCAAAGAAGAGGTATAAAGGTCAAGGTCGATAGTATTATGGGAATCCTTCGGGATTCCTTTTTAATGTATAGATATATTAACTGAAGATATTAATATGGCATGTTTGATTGCTAACTTACCATCTGTTGAAGTATGGGTTCGAAAAGAATATCTAACAGACCACCAGTCAGGTCATGGGGAGTTTGAGAAAGGTGTATGGGTATCTGCTAAGAGTATCCCTGGTCGAGCCTTTTACTTTGAGACATACTTACCAGAGTATGGGGCAATGTATGATAAACTACCGATCAGTGCCTTTGTATCAGAACCAAAGACACCTGACCCTGATATGAATTTACAAAACCTACAGTTTTGGAATTGTATGGATTATGGTGTTGTTGCTGTTAATAAACAATTCATTGGTAGTATGAACTATGAGGTCTATACAAGGAACCATGGGACCATGAAGGGGTCTTATGTGTGTACTCTTGACAACTACCATCAAGATCCTGATATCATTGATTACAGTTGTTCAGAGAACCCTTCTGAACATAAGTCTCATAACTTGATTGAACTTGACAATGGACAATATGCATTGTATCCAAACAATAGAACTCGTATCTATGATAATAGTTTAACACCTGAGAAACCAAAGATGCCAGATTTCAAAGTATCCACTCAAATCTATCAGGTAGAGTGTGGTTATGAGAAAGATGGACTTGGTGATCAGGATTCTTATTTTTGGAAGACTGCTAAAGAAAGACTAGATACTAATACTACACAGGATAATGATGGAAGACAATCTACTTCGGGAGATAGCAAATGATAAGATTACACCTAAAAATAAAAGAATTGTAAACGAAGATGGATTGTTTGAGTCCGAAGATTGTGATGATCCAAATCATGTATGTAAGTGTGGACAACAAACCCTGTCAGAACACACCTAAATAAAGCACACTTATATAATCTGTTCAGGTGCCAGCAGAAAGGATCACTAAAGCTTTTCGAGACGTGAGTGCTACATTTCAGGCTAATCCCCTGAATATGGACCTAGTTGCTCTCAGAAACGAAAATGCAATTGCGAGATCTATTCGTAATCTCGTTATGACTGCACCTGGTGAGAGACCTTTTAACTCAGAATTGGGTTCAAATGTTTATCGGTTATTGTTTGAGAACTTTGATAATCAAACATCATACGCTATCAAAACCGAAATTGAAACATCAATAAGAAACTTCGAACCTAGAGTTAACTTAACTGAAGTTCAGGTTTCTGCTAATGAAGATAATTATGAGTTTGATGTAGTCATTCGTTATAAGATTGTTGGTATTGATGCTCTACCACAGTCACTATCATTTGCATTAGAGCCCACTAGGTAAGATGCCCTTAGTAAACTTCAGCAATGTCGATTTTGATGAGATTAAACAATCCATCAAAGATTATCTCAGATCAAATTCCAACTTTACGGATTATGATTTTGAGGGATCAAATCTATCGACAATAATAGACACGTTAGCATATAACAGTTATATCTCCTCATACAATGCCAACATGGTATCGAATGAGGTGTTCCTTGACAGTGCAACATTAAGAGAGAATGTTGTATCAATCGCACGAAACATTGGTTACCTTCCTCGTTCAAGGAAGTCGTCAAGATCAAACATCTCCTTTGAGGTTGACCTAAGAGGATCGGGTGATACTAAGACTAGTGTTGTATCAGTAACACTGAAAGCTGGGGCTGTGGCACTATCTGGTTCCACGTTCAATAATTCTTCATTTACATTTTGTATAATGGAGGATATCACTGTACCGGTAGATTCAACAGGATTTGCTGTATTTGATAACGTTGATGTATATGAGGGTTCGTTCCTGAATCAAACATATGATGTTCAATCAAGATTACCAAATCAAAAATACATCTTACCAAATACAGGTATTGATACAGACTCTATTAGAGTATCAGTAAAGGTTAATTCTAACTCAACAGTATCGAGAAAATATAGTCAATATACTAGTCTTATCAATGCAGATAAGGATACACCACTATTCTTCCTAAGAGAAACAGAAGGTGAGAGATATGAATTATTGTTTGGTGATGGTATATTTGGAACTAAGTTACAAGAACCAAATCAAGTTGTAGTTCAATATCTGACATGTAGTGGATCATCACCAAACGGTATCTCCAATCTGACATTTATTGGTAGAATAGAAGATAATAACGGAAGCCCACTAGCTAGTGGTGTTTCTGGTCTCACAATCAATGAATCGGCTCTTGGTGGTGATGAGATCGAGAGTGTTGAGTCAATTAAGAAACTAGCACCTAACATCTATGCATCTCAAGACAGAGCTGTAACATCAACTGATTTTGAGTCACTTGTCCCCAGAATCTATACTGAAGCAGAATCAGTTGCGGCATATGGTGGTGAAGAACTGAATCCCCCACAGTATGGTAAGGTATTTGTCAGTATTAAACCATTCAATGGTGTATTCTTATCTGAGGAAATTAAAAGGAACCTCAAACTAGAACTTGCTAAGTATTCGGTAGCTGGTATCATTACTGAGATTATCGATCTCAATTATCTGTTTATTGAGATCGATACTAACGTATATTATAATTCAAACCTAGCACCTGGTCCTTCCCAAGTCAGGAACGTAGTAACAAATAATATCATAAAGTACTCTGATTCTACTCAGTTAAATAAGTTTGGGGCAAGGTTCAAGTATAGTAAGTTTGGTAAGATCATTGACGATAGTCATGATTCAATTACCTCAAATATTACTACTGTGAAGATGAGGAGAGACCTACAGGCTATACTAAATCAATTTATTGAATATAGTCTAACATTTGGTAATCGCATTCATGTAAAAAGTGAACTTGGATTTAACATTAAAACTTCTGGTTTCTCAGTAAGTGGTATAGCTGGAACAGTATACATGAGTGATGCACCTAATGCAAATCTCACCACTGGAACAATCTTTATGTTTAAGTTGGATTCACCAACTGAACCAGTGATTCTGAAAAGAAACATTGGAACGATTGATTACATAACAGGATTAATTAAACTCAACCCACTTAATGTTATTTCAACTGAAGTAACTCGTGGAACTTCTCTCATTGAAGTTTCATCCTGTCCATACTCTAATGATGTTCTTGGTCTTCGTGATCTCTATCTACAGATGGATACCTCAAATTTGACAGTGAACATGGTTCCTGATCAGGTTTCCTCAGGTAGTGATATATCAGGTGGATCATATACAGTAACTTCAAGCTATTCAAACGGATCACTCACACGATAAAAAATAATGTCAGTAGATAGAGTAAAATTCCAGGATATAGTTGCCAGCCAACTTCCTTCTTTTATCAGAGATGATTTTCCTCTCCTATCAGAGTTTCTGGAACAGTATTATGTTTCACAGGAAACTCAAGGTGCGACATTAGATCTTCTTCAAAATATTGACAAATATGTCAATATTGATCAGCTTACTGGTCTAAAATCTTCTACCGTTCTTCAGGTTGATATTAGTAGTGTAGATGATACAATTGTTACTGGTGTCGATGGTAATTTTACTGAAGGATTTGTTGATAATAATGGACTGATTAAAATTGATGATGAAATTATTGCATATAATTCAAAGACTAATCTTAACTTTGAAGGATGCCAGAGAGGATTTAGTGGCACCACTTCACATACTTCTGCCAATACACCAGACAGACTATCCTTCTCAAGTCAAACTACACCCACCAATCACAAGAAAGGTGCTATAATTCAAAACCTGAATGTCTTGTTTCTTCAGGAGTTTTTTAGAAAGTTAAAGGCACAAGTAAGCCCTGGGTTCGGTGATAGAACACTGAAGACGAATCCAAAGAATTTTATTATCAATAGTAATAGTTTTTATAAGTCGAAAGGAACAGACTTATCATATAAGATTCTGTTTAAGGCTCTATTTGGTGAGACTGTTGATATCATTCGCCCAAGTAGATTCCTGCTCAAACCATCTAGCTCAAACTATAATGTAACAGAAGATATTGTTGTAAAGAGTTATATTGGTGATCCACTGCAACTCAAAAACCTTACATTATTTCAGAATTCAACACAAGCTCGTGGTACAGTCAACAATGTCCGTAAAATTCAATATAATGATGGTGACTACTATCAACTGAGTATTGACTCTGGATATGATAGAGATGTTAATGTAACTGGTACAACTTACGGTAAGTTCAAACCAAATCCTAAAACAAAACTCCTGAACACTGTTGCAGTTGGTGCAACAATCATGGATGTTGACTCTACTGTAAGTTTCCCTGAATCAGGAAAGTTAGAGATACTTGATAGTGATAGCAATATAGTATCGATAGTATACACAGGAAAGTCTGTCACTCAGTTCTTAAATGTGAGTGGAGTTAATGCTATACTCAGTGAGAAGACCGATGTAGATCTCGATGATTATTCTCATTCTTATGTTGGTTTAGGTACTGATAACGAAGTCAGAGTAAGGATCACTTCCACACTGAAAGATCTTAAGATTCAGGATAGTGGTTTCTACAATAAGAGAGACACCATTAATATCAAGTCATTTGGTATTGAAGATGAGTCAATAAGAGGATCTGATTGGTTAGTCAACAATAAGTCAAGGTATGATGTCTCCAGCATCATTATTACTGACATTTCTGAACTTAAGTATGATGTGACGACATTCGACGATCACACATTGAAGGTAGGATATAAAATAATATTAAGTGACAATACTGGTGGCAATCTCGATGCTTCAATTATTGATATTGGAAGTAAGAAATCATTTACTATAAAGGCAAATTCATCAATTGATCTGAACAAGGTTTATAGTTTTGAGAATCAACTACTTAAAGTTTTCTCTCCAAAGTATAGTTTCCTTGAAAAGTACACTGCTAACGTTCAGAATACTTATTCAAACTTCAATACTGATTTACTGATTGCAACCAACTCACTCCCATCTTATGGTGATCTAGGTCTTGATCCATATGATAAGACTCTGAATTTTAGTGGTTTTGCCACAGATAACATAATCAACTTTGGTTTACCTCATGGTTTCTATACTGGTGATGCGGTTTATTATCAACCAGGTGTAATAACAAATACAACGATTAATGCTGATGGAATCCCCATCACAACAACAACTGAAAGTAAATTTGAGGGAACAGAATCAGGTGTTTTCTATATTAAGAAAATTAATAATACTTCTGTCAAACTTTCAAGAAGTAGATCAGATTTATTCAGGAATGTATTTGCAAATCTAGGTGGATCTGTCAACAATAACGTCTTCACTTACTTTAGTTTCTACAACAAAACCATTGCACCACAAGGGATCTACAGAAAGATCATTGAACCAATCAGAGAAGCTGGTCAGTTCAAAACTCTTCCAGGTTATAATGGAATATTCCTTAATGGTGTTGAACTTCTGAACTATAAGTCAGAAGATACCATCTTCTATGGACCAATTAAAAATCTAATTGTGACTGCCGGTGGTTCTGGTTATGATGTTGTCAACCCACCTAGACTTACTATTAGGGATAATATTGGCATAGGAGCTACAGGTGTTGTTGCTGTTGAAGGTTCATTAGAAAGAATTGATATTGTAGATCAAGGTTTTGACTTCTTGGAAACTCCTACAATATCAATTACCGGTGGCAATCCAATTAGACCTGCAAAGGCTGAAACTTCATTGGTTGAGATTTCATATTCTGTCAATATTAATACTGAATTCAATGGTAATGTAAACATTGGAAACAATACTATTGGATTCTCATCATTTCATAAGTTTTCACAGAACGAGGAAATCGTTTATGATTCAAAAGAAATGAGATCTATTGGTGGACTGTCCACTAATACAACTTACTTTGCTAACGTAATTGATAACTTTAGGATATCCCTCCACACTAATGAAAAAGATTCTCAGTTAGGTATCAATACGATTACCTTCAATAATACATTTGGACAGGGAACTCAATCTTTGTATTCGGCAAAAACTAAAAAGATTGTAAGTAATATTGTTGTAACTGATTCTGGTGAAGGATATAAGAATAAAAAGAGATTAATTGTTGGTGTAGTTACTGCTACAGATTCATTCAAGATTGATAATCATGGTTTTGAGACGGGTGAAATAATTCAGTATACCTCAGGATCAACTGCAGTGCAAGGGATTTTAGAGAATACAAATTACTTTGTAATCAAGATTGATTCAGACAATTTCCGTCTCAGTGATTCCAAATCTGAATTTAATAATGGTGTCTATGTTGATATTAAAGGAGTGGGTGATGGCACTTTCAATTATGAACCAATTACTGTTAATATTAATGGTATAACTAGAATTACCGAACGCAATGGTCAAGACTTCCAATGTAAAATACAACCTGCCTTCAGAGGTTCTATTGATTCTATTGACATTACCAATCGTGGTTCTCAGTATGGTTCTTCAGAAATTATCAATCTGAACAGAGAACCTGAAATTTTATTTGAGGGTGGACAACAAGCTCAAATCAAACCTGTCATTAACAACGGCCGGTTTGTCGATATCATCATTGATAATTCAGGAAGAGAATATATTTCTCCACCAGATCTGATAATCATTGGAAATGGTAAGTATGCGAAACTCACTCCCATTATTGAAAATGGAAAACTTGTAGATGTAAATATCATAAACCCTGGTATTGGTTATGTCGATGGTCAAACTTCTATTGCAATTGCCAATCCTGGTAAAGGATGCGACGTAGAATCAAAGATCAATGAGTGGAGTATTAACCTTTTTGAAAGAAACAATGAGTTTGTCAATAATGACGACGGATTTGTTGATGAGAATCTTGCTGGTGATAAAACAGAATACTGTCACCTATACACACCGAGAGAACTTAGAGAGTCAACTTATGTTCTAAAGAACAATGGTGATTCATTCTATGGTATTGCCGACTTAGAGAAATCTAATGGTATTGAGATATCTAACAGTCATCACTCACCAATTATTGGTTGGGCATATGATGGAACTCCAATCTACGGTCCTTATGGGTATTCCACTCCTGAGGGTGGTGTAATCAAACAGATGAGAAGTGGTTATGAGTTGAATGTCAACCTTACCAATAGACCTTCTCCCAGTATATACCCACAAGGATTCTTTATTGAAGATTTTCAGTTTACTGGTGTTGGTGACCTAGATGTTCATAATGGTAGGTTCTGTGTCACTCCAGACTATCCTGAAGGGGTCTATGCGTACTTTACGACGTTAGAACCAAATGTTGAGGCTCAAGGTCCATTTAGGAACTATAAAAAACCACAGTTCCCATATATTATTGGAGATACATTTCATTCCAAGAGAATTGAGTTTAACTATAGTGTAGAATCAAACCAAACAGACTATGACATTCAAAAAAATGAGTGGTTCAGAAATACAAGGTCATATAATACTAATAACCTCTATAGTGGATATGATTACATCTTTAATTCTAACAAAATTAAAAGACAAACCATAGAAGTAACGGGTACTAATCCTGGATCTATCAGTGGAGTTGGTATCTTTACTGGTGGCAGAAACTATCAGGTTGGTGAAAGAGTTATCTTTGATAATAAACAATCAGATGGTAAAGGTGCTCAGGCAAGAGTCAGTTATGTTAATGGTAAAGAAATAAACACTGTAAGTATCGCTACTACTCTAACTCCAAATGTTGAGTTTATCAAATACTTTGGTCTCCAACAGTTTATTGGTTTCAGCTCACAACCACACAACTATCAGGACCAAGAATTAGTCAATGTCAGTGGTCTCTCCAACTACTACAAAGGTTTTGATGGACCATATAATGTTGGAGTAAGATCAGAAACTTTTGTTACCATTCTTGGCATTGGGACAGCATCTGCAACTGGTATTGCCACATACTTATATGTTGGTGGGGCTTTAAAGTTTCCATTTATTAGACCAAATGACATTCTGGGTATTGGAACAGAAAAAGTCAAAGTTCTCAATATTGAAGAAGAAAGTCAGAGAATTCGTGTCCTCAGGGAACAGGAATCGACAGTAGGTCTTGCCTATTCAACAGGTCAAGTTCTGATTGGTGATCCAAGAAAGTTCACTATCAATGTTGGCACTCTAACGACAGATAAGTCATTTAGAGTAAATGAAGAATTGTACTTTGATCCTCCAGAGGCAGTCGGTATCGGAACGACCACTGGCAACGGTGTAGGAACCCCTGTAACGTTCAGAAACCCAGGTATAGGGGCAACTACCCTATTCATTGAACCTCAGTCAATCTACTACAAAAATCATGGTCTGAAACTGAATGACAAGGTTGTCTATTCATTGAATGGTGGAACATCAATCGGTGTTTATAATGGTATCTCTGATGCCAACCTTACCGATTATAGTGAACTATATGTAGCTCCATTAACTAATAATTTCATCGGTATCTCGTCGCACAAAGTTGGTATGACAACCACTGGTACCTATGTTGGTATCGGAACTACAACCGGTCTCTTATTTTTCAGAGATACAGGAACAGGTGATCATCATAGTTTCAAGACGGTAAGATCTGATATTCTAAGAACTCAGGTAAGTCGCAACATTGTTACTGTTTCAACTGCAACTACACATGGACTGAGACCAAATAATAATGTAAGAGTCAATATCAAACCAACTGATATCCAAACAATTGATGTAAGATTTAATCAATTCAATAGAAGAATTGTATTCAATCCTATTGGTTTTACTTCTGAAAATGTTGACACTACACTCAATACATTGTATATCTCTAACCATGAGTTCTCTCTTGGTGATAAAGTAGTTCACCAATCTTCATCTCCTGCAGGGGGTTTGGTGAACGAGAAGATGTACTATGTGATTCCTTATAGTAGAGATGAAATCAGACTGGTAGAAGATAAGTACCAGATCAATGAAGAGGAACCAATCTTTGTAGGTATTACAAGTACAGGTCTTGGCGGCACTATCTCCAAGATAAACCCCCTTACTAAGACTAGAAAAAATAATAATCTTAAGTTTGATCTTTCGGATCCTTCACTCTCATTCCTTTCGAATGGTGTGAAGTATCCAGCATTCAAGATGTTTGTATATCTTGATCAAGAGTTCAATAAAGAGTTTGTCACTACTGGAACTAAGACAGATAATAAATTTGAAGTGTCTCGTAGTGGGTCAGTTGGTATCACATCTGATGCTAACCTGACCATTGAAATTACTGACGATGTACCTTTCAGACTTTATTATAAGTTTGATGCAATCAATATCGACATTATTAGTATTGATCAGAGGGGTCTTATCCTTGATACTGAGGTTTCGCCATATAATCAAATCAATATTGAGAAGAGTGGATATGATGGTATCCAAAGACTAACTGGTGCTAGTGGAACTTCATTCACATATGAATTAGATTCTGTTCCAGAGTCTCTGTTATACAATAGTAAAAATTCAATCCCCACGTATGATACTGATTCCAAATCAGTCTTCGGATCAATCTCTAATATTGAGATGATCAGTAATGGTAGTGGATATACAAAACTTCCTTATGTCAAAGGAGTTAATAGTGGTATTGGAACTAATGCAATTTTAGATGCTCAAACTAAAGATATTGGTAAGATTCTGAATCATCGTTTTGATTCTGACAATATTGGTTTTGATTATCCAACTGACGAAACATTAAGACCTGTGGCTAATCTTCCAGAAATTTTGGAAATGGAGTCGCTAACATCCTTTGAATCTATTGGTATCACTTCGTTTGGTAGAAACTACCTTCACCCAGCAAAACTAGTAGTTATTGACGGATACACTAATAAAGTTATTCCTGAGGTAGATCTGAGATATCAGATCGGTGACACAACAGTTAAGATTTTGAATAACACTACAGGAATGTATGATGTTATGCCAAGAATTATCCCAACACTGAACACAAATGGTGTTGGTATCTCATCAATCATATTTGATTCAACAACTAAGATTGTAAGACTTCTTCTCAATCAATCATTCCAGGATGAAAGAGACTTTCCATTTGATGTTGGTAGTAACATCCTTATTGAGAATATAAGTGTTGGTCTCAATACTGCATCAAAGGGATATAACTCTTCGGTATATGAATATACTTTGTTCCCAGTAACTACGATATTTCCACAGTATGGGGGAACTGGAGCTTACATTGAGTATAGTCTCAAAGATCATCTTAAAGATGGTGAGTTTCCAGGAAAAGTAGAACCACTGACCACACTTGGTCAGGTTGTTGCTGAAAATGATTTCCCAACCTTTACTGCTAAACTGACCACTAATGACTACTTCGATGGTGAAAAAGTAGTCAATGGAGAAAACACCGGTATCGTTGAATCTTGGACATCAAGTCTCGATCAATTGAAAGTAGATACCCCTAAGGACTTTAAAGTGGGTACGATTATAAGAGGTGAGAGTTCTAATACTCAATCCGTTGTTATGAGGAAGTATGAGTTTAATGCAGAAATTACAACGGGTGTCGGTGCTACTATTATTCATGGTTGGCAAGATAACGTTGGTTTCTTAAATGATAATCTACAGGTTATTCCTAATAACGAATACTATCAGAACTTCTCATATTCACTATCAAGTAAAGTTCCGTATGATCAGTGGAATGATCCAGTAAGTAACCTAGGTCATACTGCCGGTTTTGCTAAGTTTGCTGATTATCAATTAGTAAGTAAAGAAACTAATCCAGGTAAAGGTATCATTCAATCAGAAGATGCAAATGTTGAGGTTGTTATTGATATCATCGGAGAAGGTGATCTGAATTGTTATTATAACTTTGATTTTGTATCAGAAGGAACACAGCATATTAATGGTGTTCTTGCATCTAATGAAATTTTCTTTGAGAATAGACTCCTTACAGATTACTTCCAGTCAGTCGGTAACAGAGTTCTTTCAATCGATGATGTTAGTGATCAGTTCAATAGCAATGAAAGAGCTGAGAAATTTTCTAAGGTTGATGATTTTGAATCAAACTACATTCTGAATAAGATTTTTACTTTTGTTAAGGATGACGTATTTACAAATGAGAGACAATTCTCTGTTGTCAATATGCTTCATAATGGTATTATTGGTTACTCTAATGAATATGGTACAATTTCAACTTATCCACCACTTGGTTTCTATGGTTATATTCAATCTGGTACTGGTTGGAGTCTGACATTTAATCCAATTAAATTCCAATATAACGCATATCAAACTGCAACAGTGGCTATCAGTCTCCTCGATGGTGTGGCTGGTGTGGGATCTACTTCTCTTGGTGATGTTTTAAGTATAGAGAGTGATCAAGTAAATATTAATTTTGGATCTACCACAACAATCGCTTCCTTCCCAACATCTAACAAAGCAGCTAAACTTTGTGTTTTGGCAAAGGGTACATCTGGAATTCATTCTGGTCAATATCATTCATCAGATATTAATATTGTCCATGATGGTACTACTGTATCAATGGTTGAGTATGGTGATATACAGACTAGTTTTAACAACTTGAACATTGGTTTTGGAACATATAGTTCTTATATTGACGGTGGTCTTGTCAAGATTGATTATCATCCAAGTTCTTCTGGCAGCATTGAACATCAGTCTCAGATGACAGTGTTCTCTGGAGTTGGTACGAGTACCGGTGATCATACATTGAGAACTGGTAGAATAAAATCTTCTTATACTTCTATCGCATCTTCTGGATCACCATTACCAGTCGTAATCTCCTCTTACAATGATCCATACTCAGCAAACTATAGTATTGTAGTTGTAGAAGACACTACAAATAATGACCTTGAGATGTTTGAGTTGGGTATGTGTAACTCGACATGGAATGAGGTTCTCACCGATTGGGCTTACACTAGGACTTCTGGTACTCTTGGACAGGTTGGTGTAACATCAACATCAACAACTAAGAACATCACATTCACCCCGAATCCAGGTATAGATGTTAAAGTCAGAACCTTTGGTATTGATTTGATGCTCTACCCCGGTCTCATTAATGATACCGAACTTAAGATGAACAACCTTGAGATTACAACAGGTGCTGGTAGTTATCGTGGAACTAAACTTGATCTTAAATCTCAATTTGGTCTCAAACATAAAGGACTTGAGATCTTCAGAAGAGTAATTGATGGTAGTGATACTAGTACTGTTAGTACTACAGCTGACACAGTTACTATTCCAAACCATTTCTTTGTTACTGGTGAAAAGCTTCAATATTCCCATGTTGGATCTGGTACATCTCAAGCAATTAGTATCGCACCTACCTCAATCTCTGGTGTAACTACTGATAAGTTACCTGAAACACTATATGTTATAAAGGTTGATGAGGGTAGAGTAAGGTTCGCTGCTACTGCAGAAAATGCACTGTCATTAACACCAACATCTTTTGATATTACTGGAGTTGGTATTGGGAATTCACATGTCTTTACATCTACCAATCAAAATGCTAAAGCTTTGATTGCTGTTGACAACATGATTCAATCACCTATTACAGAGACATCTATTACAACGGATTTGAATCAGGATATAATCTTTGATACGATCTTCGATGTTACTGGTATCACATCGTTTGCAAGTGGTGATATTGTTAGAGTCGATGACGAATATATGATTGCAGATGCTGTTGGTATTGCTGGTTCAACTAGATTTGGTGTTAGAAGAGCACAACTCGGTACTGGAATTGGTCTTCACACAACGGGAGCAACAATTACCAAGATCACTGGTAGTTACAATATCACTGGTAGTACTGTCAACTTCTCTTCATCTCCATATGGTAAAACACCACTGAGTACAACGGCTACAGCTGATCCAGACTCTAGAGATTGGACTGGTATCACTACTAGCTCTAGTTTCCAGGGCAGAACTTTCATGAGAAGATCTGGTGCTGGTAGAACTGAAGATACCTACTCAAATAACTATGTCTTTGATGATATCTCAAATAAGTTTAATGGTATTGGTACAGTATTCACTCTTCAAAATAATGGTAACAATACTACTGGATATTCTACTGATAACGGTATTATCCTTCTGAATAATATCTTCCAGGTTCCAAAAGGATCACAAGTTGGTGATGGAACGTATCAAATGGAAGAGAGTGTAGGTGTTACCTCTATTTCATTCACTGGTGTAGGTATTGCCGCAACAAATGGTTATGATCCAAACTCTGGTGATGTCCCTATTGGTGGATTAATCATCTCTGTTGGGTCTGAATCTGGATTTGGTTATCAACCTCTCGTATCAGCTGGTGGAACAGTTACAGTTTCTGCAACTGGTTCAATCACTAACGTTAGTATCGCCAATAGTGGTTCTGGTTACAGAGCTGGTATCCAAACGGTAGTTAATGTTGGTGTTCAAACTGACGGAGAACCAAATCTTCAGTTTATCGGAACAGCAGCTATTAGTGGTGGCAATATTGTTAGTGTTAATATTACAAATCCTGGTAGTGGTTACACTTCTACTAACCCACCATCTGTAGTGTTTGACGAACCACTTTCGTACTCCAATATTCCTGTAGAGTACAGTGGTAATGCTGGAGCTGGAAATAGTGCAACAGTTAATATTGTTGTTGGTCAAGGGTCTAGTGTTATTGACTTTGAATTTAGATATGGTGGATATGGTTATGGCGAGGGTGAAGTTCTTACTGTACCAGTTGGTGGACCTACAGGTATCCCCACAGATCCATCACTTGCATTTGAAGAATTCCAAATTACTATCGATGAGGTCTTTACTGATAAGTTTAATGGAATATCTATTGGACAACTTCAAGTTCTTGATAAGTTTGATAACCTATTTAACGGCTCAGATAAGGACTTTAGACTTCTTATTGATGGAGAACCTGTTTCCATTCAATCGGCTAAAGGTTCAAACATTGAAGTTGACCAGACACTTTTGATTTTCCTCAATGATATTCTTCAGGAACCCGGTAAATCTTATATCTTTAACGGTGGATCAACTATTAAGTTTGCAGAATCACCCAAGGTTGGTGATACTTCTAAAGTTTTGTTCTATAAAGGTAGTGGAGACGTTGATGTTATCTTTACTAATGTACTTGAGACGGTGAAAGTAGGTGACACTCTTGATATTAACAATTTCCCACCTGATCAAACAATCATCTTTGACCAGGAACCAAGAACAGTAACTGGTATCAATACTCTAGATTCTGTTCAGACGGTCACCTATCTAAATCCTGGTATTACTAGTGATAGAAGTGTTCTTAGACCAGTAACATGGTGTAAACAGACTTCGGACAAGATTATTAATGGTCAACCTATTGGTAAGAATAGGGTTAAGTATGAACCATTTGTTCAACCAACTTCTTACTTAATTCAACCAGTTGGTTTAGGTTCTACAGAAGCCTATGTTGATAATGTCAGACCTCTGTTTGATTCAAATAATGAAAGTCAAATTAGAAGTTTCCAGAGAGAAATTACACTCACTTCACAAGATAATATTGTGGGGGCTTCTGGAACAGCTATTGTATCTACATCTGGTATAATTACCAGTATTTCAATAACTAACTCTGGTGTTGGTTATACTGTAGCACCTTCGGTGACTATTGGTTCTTATAGTGGTGTTTCTGAATCGACAGCAACGGCTGCCATTTCAGGTGGTCAAGTAACATCAGTTACTATTACCGATGGTGGTAGTGGATACTCTGATGTTCCAGTTGTTCTCTTTGAACAACCAAAACTCATTCAAGAGAAGATAAATGTTTCTTCTTATGAGGGTGATTATGGAACCCTTGTTGGTTTTGGTACCACAACTGTTGGTAATGATACTAGAGTGATTTTTGACTTTTTCATCGATTCACAATCATTCTTGAGAGATACAAAATATGTTGGTACGGCTATCACAGTCAGTGGAATCTCAACTGGTGACTTCTTCACCATATACAATAGTAACATTGGAGATGATACATTTGTTTCAATGTCTAATGATAACACAACAATTGTTGGCATTACAACCATTAACATTGATGGTATCTGGTGTGTCAAAGATGCTCAAACATTAACAACTAATGTCATTGGTATTGGTAACACAGTAGTGAGGAGAGTATTCTGCAACATCTCTGGTCTAAGTACAGCTTCATTCTCATCCACTTTCCTAACATTTGATTCAACACTCTTTACATATGATACGCAGGAGGTTGAAGTGTTCACTGGTGGTATTTCATCTTCCTTTAGTTTTGGTAAGTTTAGCTGGGGTAAAATTAATTTTGAACCTAGAATATCAAGTAGGGAGTTTAATTCTTATAATAATAATGGTTATGTTGGTATTTCGTCAGCTGGTCTCGTTCAAAGAACTAATCCATTGAAATTTGTCAATTACATCTAAATATAAAAAGGTAATCAAAGAAAAATGTCTAGACTAGGAATATCTACAGGAACAACTCCTAATGATGGTACTGGGGATAGTTTGCTCTCAGGAGCAACTAAAATCAATAGCAACTTTGATGAGTTGTATAATCTTCTTGGAGATGGAACAACCCTTTCTGGTGTTGTTACTTCTTTAACTGCTGGCGACAATATATCATTGAGTGGTTCAGCTGATAATGCAACCATATCCGTTTCTGGTGTTGTTACTTCTCTAACTGCTGGCGACAATATATCATTGAGTGGTTCAACTGGTAATGTAACCATTACTGGACAAGCATCTGGTGCTAATGTAACAATTTCTGATAATCCACCATCAAGTCCCAACTCAGGTGATCTATGGTGGGAGAGTGATGCTGGTAGGTTGAAGGTTTATTACTCCAATGTCTGGGTAGATTCTAACCCTGCTGGTGGAACCTCTGGAGGTGGAGGTGGAGGTATTTCTGGAATCGATATTCGAGATGAAGGTGTTTCATTACCTACAAATGCAACTTCACTAAATTTTGTTGGTGATGGTGTAGTTGCATCAGGAAATGGATCAACTAAAACAATTACTGTCGCTGGTGGAGTTGGTTCTGGTTCATCAATTTTGTATACTGATGTATCGTCATTCCCAATAGTATCAAATTCAAAAAGTAAATTTGCATATGCAGATGATACTGGAGTAATGTATTACTCCAATGGAGTAAGTTGGACCAGTCAAAGATTGGTAACTACAAATAGTACCACGTCTTCAGATTTTGCAACACTTTTAGGTAATAGTCAACTTACTTATAATATTAATGCTCTTGATTACACTGCAGGGACTTCGTCAGAGAATAATGCAAGAAAAATAATTAGACTTGAAGATTCTGGCGGCACTACAGATCAAATTGTTTTAGTTGCAGGAAATGGACTAGCAATTAGTGATTCTGGTGATGAGATTCAATTTGATTTGACTGCGAACATTGCAAACTCTACATATACAATTTCTGCAGGGAGTACTAGTGGAAATGCAAATTCAAAATTAGTATTAACTGATAATGCTGGAACTACTGATGAGATTACGTTTGCTGGTGCAGATGGTCTTACGGTAGAATATACCGATGACAATACTCTCACATTTAGAGCACCTTCTGGTGGTGGAGGAGGATCTTTTACAGGTGAAGATTCACAAGATGCCACGGCTCAACTATTCGCTAATGGAACTCATACAGGCATTAATTTTACATATAATGACAGCAATAACAGTATTGACGCTGTAGTAACTGGTGGTGGCGGTGGTGGTGGAGGCACTACATACGATTTACTTGGTTCAAACACAACTAGTAACAATGCAATTCTTACATTGCGTGATGCTTCAAATAATGATGATACTATTGAATTTACAGGAAGCAACGGAACTGATATTAGTTGGGATGGTTCTAATAAAAGAGTTACAATTAATAGTACTAATCCAGTTAACTCAGATTGGAATGCTACTACTGGATTAGCACAAATCCTAAACAAACCATCTATTCCATCTGCATATACATTACCTGCTGCTACAACATCTACACTTGGTGGTGTAATTCCTGATGGTACTACAATCACACTAGATGCTAATGGTAATATCACTGCTGCTCCCGGTGGATATTCACTACCAATTGCATCATCAGGAACTCTGGGTGGCATTAAAATTGGTTCTGGGTTATCTATTGATGGTAATGGTGTTCTTACTGCTACAGGAGGCTCTAGTGTACCACAGATTCAAGATCTTACAGGTACTACATCATCACTCGCTGATGACGCAACCGCAGAACTAAATATTACAGGGTATAAAGCGTATTCATTATTTAAGATTGAAACTGACGCAGCGGCATGGGTCAGAGTATACACCGATGATACTTCCAGAGATGCCGATCAAACTAGAAGTGAAGGAGCAGATCCTTCTCCTGGTAGTGGTGTTATTGCTGAAGTAAGAACTACTACAGCAGAATCTATATTAATTACTCCTGGTATTATGGGATTCAATAATGATAGTCCTAGAACAACTACAATTTATCTTTCAGTAACAAATAGAAGTGGGTCAACATCCACAGTTACCGTAACACTAACAGCACTACAGATCGGAGAATAATTAAATGTCAGTTTTAAAATCAGTTATTGATGTAAACAATGGCAATTCTGGATGGACAAAACAAAATTTAATGGATGCCTTTGAAACTGCATTGAGTAATTTAGGAATGAATGCAGGATCATCTGTAACTGGAGTTCCTCAAGTTGTTATGTCTCCACAGGGCGGCACCACCCAGATAGGTGGGTCATTAAGTTCTCTTAAACAGGCTAATGGTGGCGATACCGGAGTGATTAACTGGGGTGCATATAAAATACAAAAATATCGTGTAACGGATGCTTCTGGTAATAATTATCGCGTTCAACACTACGTTGAAGAGTATCTATACAACACTACTTTTGTTGATACAACCAATGATGAGATCAGATCGGATCGTCATGGATTTTCAACGGGCGATGCTGTACGTTATGCAAAAGGACAAACAGATGCATCATATGATCTAGGTACGACTATTACTAAAAATACGATATATTATATTATTAAAGTAAACAAAGATAGATTTAGTTTAGCCACAACATTATCAAATGCTAACAATGGAGTCAAGATTGATATTGATGGTTATACAACATACACTGGTACATTTGAATGCTTCACTCAAGAAGATCAAGGCACTGATTACGTCAATGCTAACATTAATCTTTACACAGGTGATCACATTGAATTTCAAAATGATGCAGGAAATGCAACCAATTTTACTCTGTGTCGAGATGTAGATTCATTTAATACTAATCAAAGAATTGTTTATAATGATTCTACATATGGATTTACTCCCAAGTCCCATCTTAAGGGAGCTAGAGACACATCTACCACCAATACCATATCTTACAGATCTAATACTACTAATATTAGTTGTGCTCCTGGTACTAATTTAACATGGGACACTCAATCATATCCACAATCAGAATCAGAACCTCTTTATCCTACATCAATAACCAATCCATCGCTTACAGATATTCCTGGAGGAGATGGTACAGTAAAATATATTTATTGTAGTGAAACTAATGCAAATGCAAAAGGGGTAATCAATCTTATTCCCGGTAATGTAACACAAAGTTATGCATCTCAAATAAACAATTATCCATACTGGAAATATACTGTACCTGCTTCTGGTGGAAGATCAGAACTTAAGTTGAGAGTTGAAAGATATGGATATAGTAGTGGTCATTTAAGAAATATCACCATCCATAGTATTGGAACTGGATGGTCTGATAATGATGTATTTACAATTCCAGGAGAACTAGTTGGTGGTACTGCCACGACTGGTGATATTAGATTTGGTGTCCCAACACCAGAAACATCTACCAATGCATATGATGGTACTGCTGGTATTAAGGTAACTACATTGGGTGGTGGATCTAATCTCTATCAAAAAGCTGATACAGGTTCTTTTGCTGTTCTCAATGTAGAAAACAACTCCACTAAAAAATATTCAAATACATTTTACTCGTTATACCTAGAGGGTACTGCCAGCACCCAATGGGAGTTAAAAGTTCAATGTGGTAACGGATGGGAGTTTTTAAACCACAGAGGAACATCTTCAACCATCGAAACAAACAACATCGAATGGGGAGAATTTACTGGTTATATGGGATTAGATAGACAGGATCTTAATGGTCTAGTTTCGACTAATTATAGTTACGTTTTAAGTACATCTTCAACTCCAACTGCATATCCAATGCAGATTAGAACATTTAGAGCTCAAGCACCTCAAGATCCAAATTTTGCAGTTATTCAATTTACTCAAACAATCAATGAAAAAATTGAACCTTTTGCGGCATTTAATTTTCATCTAGGTGATGGATATGGTAATGGTGTATTTGATTTAGATGATGTATTTTTAGCAGGAATTACTGAATATAAAACTAATATTACGCAAGGATTGAGAATAGAAACATACATGCCTGGATATGCCAGTGGTTATTCTCAGTATTTTAATCCAGTGGGTGAACCTGTAGACAGGTATACCCAGGCAAGAACTGCTTATTATGGATATTTGAGAGGGTATCAATACGGCAAGGATTCTCCTCATCGATCATATGATGATTACAAAAATAATATCAAAGACGCGGATCAAAATGAGGTTGTTGTGTATTATAGAAATAGTACATATGATAAGTATCACGATATGCCAGTTAGTTCTTCTGCAGATTACTACAAGCCTATCAAAACTATTCCAATTTCAAATAAAATGATTCCTTGCCCTTATTATATACCAGATGATTTCGTATTACTACAAGTAGCAACAACTCCAGGACTAACAGAATTTAGACCAGGTGATACAGTTACAATAAGTGGATCTGAAATTTATGAGATTATCCAAGCATCATATCAATCACAACAAACTGGTTTAGATGGAGTGTCTAATAATTCTAGTGAAGGTATGCTATTCCTAGCGAGGACTACCTGATGGCAAATTTTACTTTTTCAAATCTAACTAGTTCGGTATCTGTATCTTTAACTACAGAATTAATTGCAAATACAAATACTGGTTTTATATCACCAACATATTCAGGAACTTCCAGATCTCAAAGTACAGTAACAAACCCATCAAATTATTTAATTAGTCATTTATCTAATGGTGCTACCGGAGATCATTCCACTAAACGTGGTTTCTTACTAGGTAGAAGACCACATAAAGGGTTACAATATCCACGCGGTTACTATAATAAATAATCTATAAGGGTTAGACTATCAATATGGCTATTTCATTTCCATCCAATCCTACAGTTGGACAACAATACACTGCATCAAACATTACTTGGGAGTGGAATGGATCTTCATGGGCATCTCTTCCTCCTAGTTCTGGTATCGGACTTACAAATCTATCTGTAACACAAAGTGCTGTAGGGACTGCAGCACTTTCTTATGACAACTCAAGCGGTGCCTTCTCTTATACACCACCAGATCTTTCTAGTTATCTAACATCAGAATCAGACACTCTCTCATCTGTAACTGGTAGAGGTGCTACCACTAATACTAATCTTACTTTTGGTGGTGGACTGAATGTGTCTGGTATTTCTACTTTCCAAAACGCTTTTTTCATCAATCCAAGTTCAAATACTCCAGCGACTCTTCAGGTTGAAACTGGTGCTGCTGGTGTAGGTAATACAATCAGATCTTCAAATAGTCTTGATTTACGAACGAATGGAAGTGCATTTTCAGTAAATCTTGGTATTACTTCTGCAATTCTTGCTGGTGGTACAGGTGCTTCTCAATATACTACACTATATGGTCAAGGATCAGAAAAACTTGAAACCACTACTAGTGGTGTAAAAATCACAGGAGAGTCGAAAAGCGATTCAATAACACTCGAAGGTAGATCCTTTAGTATTTCGCCTAGTGGATCACAAGATGTAACATTCCAGAATACATTTACTGGTGGTAAAATTGTTCAGCGCGCTGCTGGTGATGTCAGAATCACGAGTTATCAAGGATCTATTTTATTAAAAACAAACACTAATACTGTAACTACAGGTGGACTCTCGTTATACTATTCTACTGGTCTGGCTGCAGAAGTTACACGACTTACAACTACTTCAAATGGTGTAGACATTAATGGTAATTTAAATGTAAGTAGTAATATTACAGTTGGTTCTGGTCAATCATTTGGTTCAAGCACTGGATCTGCTGCGGTCTATTATGGTGATGGATCTAATCTTACTGGTGTTGGTGGTGGTGGTGGACTTAGTTCAAGATCTGTAGTAACAGCAACTACAGGATCTGTATCAGTTGGGGCAACGACTAATTTAAATATAACTGGATTTAAATCCTATGGACTTCTTAAAATTGGCACCAGTGCTGCTTCTTGGGTGAGGTTATATGTTGACGATACATCCAGAACTTCAGATGCTAACAGATCTTACCTAGAAGATCCACTTCCAGGGTCAGGTTTAATTGCTGAAGCTCGTTCAGTATCTAGTGGATCAAATAATTTTATAATGACTCCTGGTATTGTTGGGTGGAATAACGATAGCACCCCTGGAAGTACAATTTACTTATCAGTAACAAATAATGAAACCTCATCATCAGCAATTACTGTTGATTTAACTGTAGTTAAGTTGGAAGACTAATGAACGAATACATAGTAACTTGTAAAAACAGAGAAGACCTGGTTAGTTTATATGATGATCTAGAAACTCCTGGAGGATCCCTTTATATTCCTGACAGGGCAGTTGATCTTGTCAGTAGAAGGGAGATAAGTCGTAACACCCACTACACATTGTCTGAAGAGGAAGCAGTAGAGGTTAGGAAAGACCCTAGAGTGCTTGCTTGTGAACGTCCAGCAGAGGATAGAGGAATTGTACCTGAATATCTATGGGAACAGACTGGAGATTTTAACAAAACAACATCAACATTTGCTGGTGATGATAAAAATTGGGGACTTTATAGAGTAATTAAAGGTGACACATCATACCCTTCTGTATTGACATATGGTATTAACGTATCAAACTCTGGAGCATCTGCTTATACTTTAAGTGGTTCTGATAGAAATGGATCTGTAAGTGGTGATAATGTATCTGTTACTCTCAGTGTTGGTGACACTATTAATTTTGTGGTTAATGCAAGTGGTCATCCATTTTATATACGTGTATCAAATGGGGGATCAAATGTAAACAATCCTGCAGCAACAAATCAAGGAACCCAAAGTGGCACCGTTTCTTGGACACCCAATGTTGCTGGTACCTATTATTATCAGTGTGGAGCTCACTCTGGTATGATCGGAACAATTACTGTAAATGCTCAGACAAGCAATTGGGGTAGTGATTCAACATCTGGAATAACAAATAAATCTATAGTAACAGATGTATCGGGAAAAAATGTAGATGTTGTAATTGTCGATGGACACGTCAACCCAAATCATGTAGAATTCGCTGTTAACCCCGATGGAACTGGTGGATCTAGAGTTGTTCAGTTCAACTGGTATCAATACAATTCAGTATTAGGATATGGATCTAACGGTACTTATTCTTACAGTTCTAGTGGATCTTCACCAAATACTAATCATGGATCTCATGTAGCAGGAACTGCTGCTGGCAATACACAAGGATGGGCAAGAGATGCTAATATTTACAATATGGCTTTCTCTTCCACGTTATCAGGAACAAGTGATTGGGCTGAAAAGTTGTGGGATTATTTGAGACATTTTCATAAAAATAAACCAATTAACCCAGAAACTGGCAGAAGAAATCCCACAATCACTAATCATAGTTGGGGTTATAGTCGAGGAACTTATAGTGCTTACCTTTCGAATATTACATCAGTAACTTATAGGGGGACAACTACTTCTGTTAGTGGAACTACTTCTGAGAAAAAAGCAATATTAGAAAGTAATGGTATTCCTGTTCCAGCTAGTAGTTACTTGTATAGGGTTCCATTGAGAGTGACAGCAGTAGATGCTGATATTCAAGATGCTATTGATGACGGTGTAATTGTCATTTCATCTGCTGGAAATAGTTATTGGAATTGTTCTGTTTCAGGTGATGCTGATTATAACAATACTTATCTTAACGGTAGCACTACAACATACCATTCACGAGGTTCATCACCAGGATCTGCTGATGGTGTTATCTGTGTTGGATCAATTGGTTCAAAAGTTGCTGAATATAAATCCAACTTTAGCAATTGGGGATCAAGAGTAGATATCTGGGGTCCTGGTAGTGATATCATTTCTGCTGTTTATGATCAATCCAGTGCTACTAGTGAAGGAGGTTATAGTCCTGTAGTTGCTGACTCAAGGGATTCTAATTACTACCTTGCTTCAATTAGTGGAACCAGTATGTCAAGTCCACAAGTTTGTGGTGTCATAGCATGTATTGCTCAAAATCAACCTAATATCACTACTCCTGAAGTTCTTCAATATTTAAAAGAAAATTCATTACCTGAAGTTGGGAGTTCTAGTGGATCTGAAAATGATGATAAGGAGACTTTTGGTTCAACCAGCCACAATAGATACCTTTTTATAAAAAGGAAAAGACTAGAAAGTGGTTCTCTCCAACAAACTACATTTGGTAATAGAAATCCTGATGTTTCTGGGGTAAAATACCCTAGAACAAATAGATCATATACAAAGTAAATTTTCACATATAAATAAGAAAAAAGTCCTAATAAAATGGCTGCGATTATAACTGATCAACTTCGTATTTTGAATGCAAAGAACTTTGTGTCGGGCGTTCAATCTTCCACAAATTCTTATTATGCTTTTATTGGTTTACCTAATGCTACGGAATATCAGTCTAATTGGGATACTAATTCGCCATCTCCCAAAGATAGTCTTAATGACTCTAATGACTATTGGGATACAATGTTAGCTCTGAAGAAGATTAATGCTTCTGATGTTAGTCAAGTTGTTAGGAAAAATGTCTGGGCATCTGGTGTGACCTATGACATGTGGAGAAATGACATCAGTAGGGACAACCCATCCCTACCATCAGGTGCTTTTGATATATATTCGGCAAACTACTATGTAATGAACTCTGACTATAGAGTTTATGTATGTCTTTATAATAATGCAAGTGTTGAAAATAACTTCCAAGGTGGTCCGTCTATTGATGAACCTGGATTTACTGATTTGGAACCAAGATCAGCTGGTTCAAGTGGTGATGGTTACATCTGGAAGTACCTTTATACGGTAAAACCAAGTCAAGCGATCAAATTTGACTCCACTGACTATATTCCAGTTCCATCAAACTGGTATGACCCTAGTTCTGATGATGCTGTAATAAGACAAAACGCTTCTACAAGTGGTCAATTAAAGATTGTAACTGTTAGAGATCGTGGTATTGGTCTTGGTACTGCTAATGTTACTTATACAAGGGTACCTATTGATGGTGATGGTGTAGGTGGAGAAGCTACAGTTGTCATCAATAACGACTCAAAAGTTGAATCTGTAACCGTATCAAGTGGTGGAGAAGGATATACCTTCGGAACTGTTAATCTTAAATCTGGTGGAGTTCCATCTGGGTCAACAAAACCAATATTTAATGTCATTATCCCACCAAATGGTGGTCATGGTTATGATGTTTATAGAGAACTTGGAGCATATAACGTTCTTTCATATGCTAGATTTGAAAATGATACTGAAAATCCAGATTTTATCACTGGTAACCAGTTTGCAAGAGTTGGGATGATTGAAAACCCATTGGCTTTCAATTCTTCAACAAATTTGAATCTTGATAAAGCAAGTGCGGCCTATGCTTTAAGATTGAGTGGAATTGGATACAGTTCAGCAACATTTACACCAGATGATTATGTTACTCAAACCGTTGGTATGGGTCATACAGCTGTTGGTAGAGTCGTTTCTTACGATCAAACCACTGGTGTTCTCAAACTTTGGCAAGACAGAACAAACTCTGGATTCAATACTGATGGAACTTTAAACTCGAATTCAATTTATGGATTCGAGGCATATAGATTCACTGCTAGTGTTTTGGCTGGCGGATCACTTACAATTAATGGTGGGTCAGTCAATCTTGGAATTGATACAGTGTTTACGGGTGTAAGTACTGTAATAAATAATAGGACATATTACCTGGGTCAAAGTTTTACTTCTGGTGTTGCACAACCAGAAGTAGAAAAATATTCTGGAAATACTATCTTTGTTGACAATAGACCCTCTATTATAAGGTCGTCATCCCAGAAAGAAGACGTAAAGATCATCTTGCAATTCTAATAAGAAATCATGCCACAGGAAACTAACCTCAACGTTGCTCCTTATTTTGACGACTTTGATCCGCAGAGTAACTACTACAAAGTTCTCTTCAAGCCAGCATACCCAATTCAGGCTAGAGAGTTAAATAATCTACAATCCATTCTTCAAAATCAAATTGAAGATATGGGTACTCATTTCTTCAAAGAAGGAGCTAAGGTTATTCCTGGGCAGTTGACATATCTGCCTAATTTTTATGCAGTTCAGATTGAATCTGAATTTTTAGGTATTCCTGTATCTCTTTACCTTGATCAACTTGTTGGTAAGAAGATTACTGGTGCAGATTCTGGTGTAACTGCTGAAGTTGTCACATATATCACTGACCAAGAGTCAAATACTGGTAATTTTACCCTTTATGTTGACTATCATGATTCAAGTAGTACAGATAATTCAACTAGAACTTTCTTTGACAACGAAAATCTGATTACAACTGATAATATAACTTTTGAGACCACATTTATTGCTGCTGGAGAGGGTCTTGCGAGAACTTTAACAGAAAATGCTAACTCTGTTGGTTCTGCATTTGCTCTGGGTGAGGGTGTTTACTTCCTAAGAGGGTGTTTTGTTGATGTTCAAGATCAAATCCTAATTTTAGATCAGTATACCAACAAACCATCATATAGAATTGGTCTGGTCATTACTGAAAATTTGATTTCTTCGGATATTGACCCATCTCTAAACGATAACGCTAAGAATTTTACTAATTACACCGCTCCTGGGGCTGATAGACTAGAAATTAGAGCTGTTTTGGGTAAAAAAGACAGATTTGATTACAATGATCAGAATTTTGTTCAATTGGCAGAGGTTAATAATGGTATTTTAAGAGAAATTAATACCTCAACTGATTACAATATGCTTGGAGAGGAATTAGCCAAGAGAACTTTTGATGAATCTGGTCATTATTATGTAAAACAGTTTGTAACCACTGTTAAAGAGAGTTTGAATAATGGAATTGGTAATAGAGGAATCTATAATCCCAATCAAACTACTTCTAGTGGCCAAAAACCATCTGAAGACCTTATGGTCTATAAAATTAGTCCTGGTAAGGCTTATGTTAAAGGATATCCCATCGATATTGTTGGTCCAACCTTCCTAGATGTCCCAAAAGCAAGAACAACAAAGAATCTGAAAAATCAGTCGGTTAATTTTGGGTTTGGACCGTCATTTTCCGTAAATAATGTTACTGGATCACCATTTATAGGTTTCAATAATACTAATTTCCTGAGTTTGAGGAGTAATAGAGTTGGATCTGCCACAACTGATTCAGCTGGTAAGGAAATAGGTGTTGCTAGAGTTTATGACTTCGCTCTGGAAAGTGGATCATATGAAATCTCTCAAAAATCACTAAATCAGTGGGATTTGTCACTTTTTGACATTCAAACATATAATGACTTCGAAGTCAATGAGAATGTCACACTCACTATCCCTTGTTTCATTGAAGGTGAGTCTAGTGGAGCTACAGGTTATCTCAGATACCCCGTATCAGTTGGAACTGGATTCACAGCCTATAATATCAATGGTAATTTTTCTCTTGGTGAAAGATTGAAGTTTAATGGTGAAGATTTCGGTCAAAGAACAGTTATTGACTCTAAGAAATTTGAAACATCTGATGTTCAGTCAGTTTATGGTATTGTTGGATCTGCTGGAACATTTACAGCTGATTTGATACCTCAGACAGCTGGTGTAATTGGTATTGCTTCAATTTCTACTGGTCATTATGATGGAAGTCCTCTAGGTATTGCAACAATTAGTGGTCCAGGTGGTCCTTTCCCTGGAATTGTAACAACTGGAAATTTGATCAAATATTCTAATTCTGGTCTCAACGTACAGTCATTTGGTAGAGTTACTAATGTTTCCACCAATTCTTTTGAGATCGTTGGTGTTCAGACGGTCACAGGTTTTGTTGATGGTCGTCTTCCTTCTGAAGATCTGAGTGTAACTGATCTGGAGGTCATTGAGTCAAGAACTCAACTGCATTCAAAATCTAGTGGTAATATTGCTGATAACAATTCCTTGTTCTCGGCACTTCCTAAAAAGTTTATCTCAAACGTAGATCTAACTGATTCCACATTGATTATCAGAAAACAGTTTGATGTAGTCATAGCCGATAATTCAACTGGTAGTATTAACTCTGATCCTGGTGAAGTGTTCTTGCCATATGATGAAGAAAGATATAGTTTGATTAGTGACGCCGGTCAAATACAAATTCTTTCTTCTGACAGATTTACATTTGCAGCTGGTAGTAATCAGATCACAATAAGTGGTCTGGATAATGATGGACCAGCTAAACTCATCTGCACACTTCGTAAAACAAATGTTACACCTAAAGTTAAGATCAAGAAGGTCTCCTCAACTGTAATTATTGATAAGTCTAGTAATAGTGGTTCTGGTATAGGTGCAACAACATTAAATGATGGTCTTACTTATGGTTCGTTCCCATATGGAACAAGAGTTCAGGATAGAAATATTTGTCTGAATGTACCTGATGTTAATATGGTATATGGCATATTCCAAGGAGAAGGATCCAATGATCCAGTTGCACCATCAATGGTTTTGGGTTCAATGGATGGCCCAACAAATACCACAAATGACATTATTGTTGGTGAGGAAGTTATTGGTTCTATTAGTGGAGCTAGAGGTCTTTATATTACTAGACTTACTGATACTAATATTGAGTTCATCTTTGAGAATCAAACACCATTTGAACCTGGAGAAGTCATCAACTTCCAAGATTCTGGTGTAAGTGCTGTAGCTACAAAGATTTCAATGGGAAGTAAAAATATTACTTCATCATTTGATTCTAAGTCTGGACAAAGAAAAACAATTTATGATTTTAGTAGAATTCAGAGAAGAGAGGGAGCTTCAATTCCAACCAATAAGATTAAAGTTTACTTCATGAGTGCTGAGTACGATTCAGCAGATACTGGTGACATTACTATTTGCAACTCATACAACGGGTTTAATTATTCTACAGATATCGCAACGTTTGCTGGATTCAGACTTACTGATCTAATTGATGCAAGACCTAGAGTTTCACCATATACACCAACATCTAGTTCTAGATCACCATTTGAGTTCTTTGGTAGATCGTTTAATGGTGGTCAACATAGTTCTAGAAATATTCTGGCTTCAGATGAATCTACAACTATTGGTTTTGATTATTATCTGGGAAGAATTGATAGAGTTTATCTTGATAAGGATGGTATTTTCCAAGTAAAACAGGGTTCTCCATCTGATAATCCTGTTTTACCTATGGGTATTACTGGATCGATGAACATTTCCAATTTGTATATCCCAGCATACACTCACAGTGTACAGAATGTAGAAACAGCATTTATTCAACATAAGAGATATCAAATGACTGATATCTCCAAGTTGGAACAGAGAATCAAGAATCTTGAATATTATACTTCTTTGAATCAACTTGAGTCTACAACGATGAATCAATTCATCCCAGACGCCAATGGTCTGAATAGATTCAGATCTGGTATCTTTGTTGATAACTTCCGTGATATTCGGAATCAAGACCTCAGTATTGGTGCTAAGAACTCTATTGATAGGTCTGAAGGTATTTTGAGACCCTCTCACTACACTACCAATAAGACTCTCATGGTCGGTAACGACACTATGTCTGGAATTGGTACTGGCACAAACTCAAATGAAGACTCTAAATTTGCCAATATTCTGGGTGAGAACACCAAGAGAACAGGTCAGATAATCACTCTTGATTATTCAGAAGAGTCATGGTTAAAACAACCATTTGCTACTCGTTCTGAAAGTGTTACTCCTTTTCTTGTTCAGTTCTGGAATGGTACAATCTCATTTGAACCAAGTGTAGATGTTTGGATTGAGGTGAATGAACTTGACGTTAAGGATGTTCTTCAGGAAGGATCCTTCAGGGGTGTCGCTGAGGCTATGAGAGCTGAAGTTACGACAAATTCTGATGGTAAGAGATCTGGTATTTCTCCTGTTATCTGGAAAGCCTGGGAAACAACTGGAGTAAACGTTAGTGTAGATCTAAGTCAGAGGGCATCTAAAAGTAAGCCATATACTTCTGAAAGACAGGGCACTAGACACGAGTTTGGTACTGTGTTTGGTGTTGGTACCCGTGAGACCCACCCTGATGTTCCCTCCAGTTTTAAAGTTACTGAAGAGCATGTTGATACTAATGTCACAACAGACCTCACAGTTGGTGTTCAACTCAACCAACAGAGAAGAGGTACTCAGACCAGTGTAACTGAACAAATTGATACTGAATCTCTCGGTGATAGAATTGTAAATCGTGAAGTTATTCACTTCATGAGATCTCGCAACATTCAGTTTACATCTAAGAGTCTGAAACCATTTACACAAATGTACTCATTCTTTGACAATGTAGATGTCAACAAGTATGTGATGCCTAAATTGGTCGAAGTTACTATGACATCGGGTACATTCGTAGTTGGTGAGGCCATCGGTGGTTTGATGCCATCTTCACTCTCAGAACAGTCTGTTGATGATACAAATACAAATTTTGAAGGTGCATCCCCAACAGCATCAATCGCAGCTATTGTAGCTAGAGTCGCTGACCCAACACATAAGTATGGTCCATATAATAGACCATCTACCAAGTACGACAGAAATCCATATGATAGAGAAAACAGACTACCAACCTCATACACTGAGTCTACGACTATTCTGAACATTGATATATCATCACTAGCTGATGAAACTAACCCAGAATATCAAGGGTATATCGCAAAGGGAATGGTTCTTCTTGGTGTCAATAGTGGAGCTAGAGCTACTGTTACTGACGTAAGATTGGTTAGTGATCGTGTCGGTACATTGATTGGTTCCTTTAGAGTTCCAGGAAATGAAGATTCGACATCTCCTAGATTTGAGACTGGTAACAATAGATTCAGAATCACCTCAAGTTCAACTAATAGTAGAGTTGAAGGTCTGGTTTCTACTTCCGCTGAGGATAACTTCTATTCACAGGGTGATATAGATGATACACAAGAAGTTACACTCTCATTGAGAAACGCTAGAGTTGAACATAATGATAATTTCGTTGAGACTAGAAGTACAGTTGAAGGTTCAGGTTCTGATACTTCAACAGTAACCACTGGAACTTCTTCCAGATTGACTGGTGAGTATAAAGATCCCCTTGCACAATCATTCATTGTTGATGATGAAACAGGTATCTTTGTAACATCTTTAGATCTATACTTCCAAGAAAAACCAACAGAGTTTTCAGAACCTGTTACTGTTCAAATTCGTGAAGTTGAACTGGGTACTCCTTCTCAGAAAATTATTCCATTCTCTGAAGTTCAGAAAACACCAGACGAAATTGAAGTTTCAAATGATTGTAGTATTGTAACTAAGTTCACTTTTGAATCTCCTGTATATCTGAATGGTCAGAGAGAATATGCTATCATCATTCTCTCCAATTCCACTGAGTATAGAGTTTGGATATCTAGACTTGGTGAGGTTGACGTTCAAACTCTTGGATCAGAGACTGATCAGATTCTGGTTACGACTCAGAGACTTCTGGGTTCATTGTTCAAGTCACAGAATGCTTCTACTTGGACACCATCTCAATATGAAGACCTCACATTTGAACTTTACAGAGCTGAGTTCCAACCAAATGGTAATATTCAACTCTTCAACCCATCACTGGATGACAATGATAGAATCATTCCCCATAACGGTGTTGTATCGAGTTCTAGGACCATCAAAGTCGGATTTGGAACTACAACTACAGAATCTGATCTTAAACCAGGTAATCTGGTCACACAGAGAATTACTGGGGCTACAGGTAGATTTGTAGGATACGGTGGTTCTGCTTCACAGATGAATCTAAGTATCGTGAACTCTGGTATTGGATATACCCCAAGTTCTGGTACTCTCAAATATACCGGTGTTGCTATGACATCACTCTCTGGTGATGGTATCAATGCCACAGCAGATTTGACAATCACTAATGGTGTGGCAGTCGGAGCTAGTATTAATTCTGGTGGTTTTGGGTATCAGGTCGGTGATATCTTGGCACCATTAACAATTGGTACAGGTCTCGGTGATGGTATTAAGGTTTCTATCTCAACAATTCATGGCAACAATGAACTAACACTCAATGATGTCCAAGGTGAATTTGGAACAACTGTTGGTCAAATTCTTGATTACACCAATTCCGCAGGTGTAACCACCACCTTTAACTACGACGCAAATCCAAGTGGTATGGTTCCTGAGGCACCAATTCGTGTAGTGACTAATGGTGATCATCTCAGAATTGACCAGAGAAATCATGGAATGTATTCCAATACAAACGTCGTATCTCTGAAGGATATTAGTTCTAACATTTCACATACAACTCTTACTACAGAGTACAAATCTGACTCTACAACATCCATCGCGATTGCAAATACATCGAACTTTGGTATATTTGAACATCTTGGAATTGGAATTACCAATCCTGGTTATATCTTGATGAATGATGAGATCATTAAGTATACTGGCATGTCTGGTAATGAATTGACTGGTATTACTAGAGGTATTGATGATACAAACATCATTGATCATGGTGTTGATGAGATTGTTCAGAAATATGAGTTCCATGGCGTATCTCTGAGAAGAATTAATAAGGATCATCTGATGAACGCAGTCACAGAACCTAATGCATTCGATACTGACTTCTATAAAGTTAAGATCGATATGTCACAGAATGGTCTAGACAGAACTGGTTCAATTTATCCTAAATTGTACTTCGACACTTCTGATTCTGGTGGTGGTAACAAAGCAATGGGTTCTTACAATATCCCATTCTCACAGGCAATTCCTAAGATTGAAACTATCACTCCAACCGGAACTAGTATTGATCCATCAATGAGAACAATCTCGGCTACCAGTATCTCTGGTAATGAAGGACCATTCGTTGATCAAGGATTTGAAAAGATCGCTCTTGGTCAGGTCAACTACTTTGATACTCAGAGAATGATGGCTTCGCCAACTAATGAAAATCTGTTCCTTGATGATCTTCCTGGTAATAAGTCAATGTCTATTAGTCTTGACCTAAATTCCTCTGATAGTAGGATTTCACCAGCAGTTGATGTTGATCAAATGTCTGTAACTCTAATCTCAAACAGAGTAAATGAACCAGTATCTGATTACGCTAACGATCCTAGAGTTGACAGTGTTCTTACAGATCCTAATAAGTTTATGTACGTGACAAAACCAGTCATTCTTGCAAACCCAGGAACTTCTATTCAAGTTTACCTTGACGCATTCTTGACTAAAGATTCTGACATCAGAGTATTCTTTGCTATCGATCAGGAAGGACCAGCTAAAGATGTAATCTTCACACCATTCCCTGGTTCCAACAACTTCGCATCCAATGGATCTGTTATCAACTTTAATAGTAGTAACGGAGCTCCCGATCAACCAATCACGAAGAGTGATTCATTGAATCAAGATCCTAGTATCAGCATGTATAGAGAGTACAAATTCTCCATAGATAATCTACCAGCATTTGGTTCATTTAGAATTAAACTGATTGGTACATCAACCAATCAAGCAAGTCCACCAATGATTAGGAACTTTAGAACCCTTGGATTAGCATGACACATATTCCAGTTGAAGGCCATCCGGGTCTATATCGTGATTCTGAAACAGGAGCTATTATCAACAATAGATCTAATGACTATCAAACCTATATGAACAATCGAAAGAAACTCCTCTCCGAAAAGGAGAGGATTGATAAACTTGAATTAGACATTGGTGATATCAAACGTATGTTACAAGTATTAACTAATGGCAAATAATACAATTACTTTTAACCCTGACTCTAATGCTTCAGCGTATGGAGTCAATTTGGTTATCAATACTAGGTCTGATTTTAGTTCAACTTTCAAAGTTGTTAATCAGGACAAATCTAACTTTAACTTTACTAGTTGGACAGCCTCATCTCAGATGGCTAAGTCTGTATCCATAGGATCTAGTATGTCTCCTGCTGGTACATTTGTTGTTGGATTTACTAGTTCGATTAATGGTGAATTTGAGATCTCTATGAATAAAACTAATACTGATAAATTAAAACCAGGTAGATACGTTTGGGATATTCTTGTAGGTTCTGGAACGACTGTGTATAGATTAGCTGAGGGTAATGTCACTGTGGTGTCAGGGATCTCAGCAGCTATCTAAATAGTAAAAAGTTATAGTATATAAATGGCGAAGCCCTCCTCTAGACAAGAATTGATAGACTACTGTCTGAGACAGTTGGGTGCTCCTGTAGTTGAAATTAATGTTGCCGAAGAGCAGGTCCACGACCTATTGGACGATGCAATTCAATTATTTCAAGAAAGACATTTTGATGGGGTAATTCAAACTTACCTGAAATATGAGATAACTCAAGATGATTTAGATAGAGCTAAAGCTGTACCAACTGGTGCTCCTAGTGGAAGGGGTAATGTCGGTATGGCTGTGACAACAGCTTCTGCTAATATGGCGGGAACACCAACGACATTTACATATCAAGAGAATAGCAATTATATTCAAATACCTAATGATGTTATTGGTATCAATAAAGTGTACCAATGGGATGCCTTGATGGGTCTGGATACCAAGAACATGTTTAGTTTGAAGTATCAGATGTTTCTGAATGATGTTCACTATTGGGGAACACAGGATATCCTATCCTACTCAATGTCAATGTCCTATCTTGAGACATTGAACTTCTTGTTGAATACTCATAAACAGATTAGATTTAATCAAAGACAAAATAGAATGTATCTGGATGTTGCTTATAGCGATCTAAATGTTGGTGATTATCTGGTTATTGATTGTTGGAAAGCATTGAATCCAGCCGAAGCTACTGATGTTTTTAATGATGTATTTTTGAAAAAGTATCTAACATCTCTGATTAAGAAACAGTGGGGTCAGAACTTGATTAAGTTCCAAGGTGTCAAACTACCTGGTGGTATTGAGTTCAATGGAAGACAGATCTATGATGATGCTCAGTCTGAACTTGATAAGATCGAAGATAAGATGATGTCTACATATGAAATTCCACCTCTTGATCTTATCGGGTAAGATTAATGCTTAATCCATATTTTCTCAACGGTTCTAAAAACGAACAGAGTCTAATACAGAGTCTGGTAAACGAACAGCTCAAAATGTATGGGGTAGAAGTATACTACCTCCCAAGACAATATGCAACTGAAAAGACGATAATCAAGGAGGTTATTGAATCGAAATTTGAGAATGCTTATCCACTTGAGGCATATGTGGATAGTTATGAAGGATTTGGTGGTCAGGGAACACTCTTATCTAAGTTTGGTATTCAAGAGAAAGATGACTTGACATTGGTTATCTCAAAGGAAAGATATCAAGAATATATTTCACCCTTCATGAAAGATATTCCAGGTATGAAGGGTGTCACACACAGACCAAGAGAGGGTGATCTAGTATGGTTTCCACTTGGTGATAAACTTTTTGAAATCAAATATGTCGAACATGAACAACCATTCTATCAATTAGAAAAGAACTACGTCTATCAATTAAAACTTGAACTCTTCAGATATGAGGATGAGGTTATTGATACTGGTATTGAAGATATTGATGATGAAATTACAGATATCAACACTGGTTACACTCAAACTCTTACTGTTATCGGTGTCGCGTCTACTGCTTTGGCAACAGCTACTCTCTGTAGTGGTGGATCTGTAAATGACATCTCCATTATTGATATGGGTAACAATTATAGTATTGCACCTGTTGTGGCATTTAGTTCTGCTCCATCTGGTGGGGTGACCGCTACTGGCATTGCAACTATTACTAATGAATTTATTGGTTGTAATGGTACACCAGTTGGAAAAGTTTCTAGCATTTATATCACTAATTCTGGATGTGGATACACTGTTGCACCTTGGATCACATTAACAACACCAAATGGAGAAACCGGCGTGGGTGCGGCAGCTACATCAGGCATCAGCACAACAGGTTCTGTTCAGTTTGTCACAGTAACACTTGGTGGTAGTGGTTACATTGATCTTCCATCAGTTGGTATCTCCACACCAAAACATGTAGGAGCAGCTGCCACATCGATTTTAGATACTCCGTCACAAGTGGGAGCTGGTGTGAGTGTCATATCTGCACCTATCAGTATTGGATCTTCGTCTTATCTGTTCCCATATGGAACAACTGGTGGTGTCTATTATAAGACGGCTCCAACTGTCACGTTTGATCCCCCAACTGGAACTGGAAGCGGGGCTCTTGGTTCCGCTACCATTGACGACTTCGGTCTATATGGAGGAACGGTACAAAGTCTTGCAATAACTACAGAAGGTAAGTTCTATACTTCACCTCCAACAGTAACAATTAATCATCCTGGGTTCTCATTTGTTTCAGCTTCAATAGGTATCGCTGGTTCTTCTATTGATTCAGGTTCAGTTGCATTTACAACTACAGGAAGATCATACACGACAGCACCAACTGTTGCTATCACCACTTCTGGTTACATGGATGCACCAATAGTACAAGCTGTTGGTATCGCTACGATTCACCCAATAACAGGTATTGTTACTGCAATTTCCTTCAATCCAGTAGACCCATGGGCAGTTGGAACATCAGCAACTGTTGGTGCTGGTTATACTGTTGTACCTAATATTAGTTTTAGTGGTAATCCCTCACCAGTTCAAGCTACAGCAACAGCTACAATATCCATCGCTGGTACAGTCACATCACTCTCCATTGGTAATAGTGGATTTGGTTATCAATCCACTCCTAACGTTTCTATTACTGCACCAACTGGTGTAACCACACAGTTCACAGCAACTGGTATTTCTACAATCAGATTTGACTCAATCAAAACAACTGGTACTATTGGTATTTCTACTACAACAATTACTAATATTAATACCACAAATATGGTTGTTGGGGATAGAATCAGAATAGGAACTGGATATAGTGAGTACTACAATCCAAATATTCAAGTATTCCCAGATATCACATTTGTAACTGGTATCGGAGTTTCCACTCTGACAATTAGTAAAACAACCACTAACACTGGAATCAGAACAGCTATCGTTGAAGTTGGTATTCAGAACTGTGGTATTGTTACTGGTATTGATGTAACTTATGGTGGTGGTGGATACCTACTCCCGCCAACAATCACCATCACTAATGACACTGGTGAGAAAAATTATGTTGATCAAGTTCTTGGTGTAACTACAGCAACAGCTGGTTCCATCGTTGGTGCTTCGAGTACAGTAGAGTCAGTGTACATTATCAATAGTGGATCACAATATGTTCTCACACCAGAGGTTGTGATTGGTGGTATTGGAAATACTAATAGTGGATCTGGATCATTCACATTCAATGAGATTGTAGTTGGTTCTCAATCTGGAACTCAAGCTAGAGTTAAAAACTGGAATTCTACAATAAACAATTTGGAAATTTCTATTGTTACCGGTAACTTTGTTGTTGGTGAAAGAATTGTTGGTCAAGATTCTGGAGCATCATATATGATTAGTGCAGTCAATAAAGATGACTTAGTTGATACATTTGCTGAGAACGACACATTCCAATCTGAGGGTAATAAAATCATAGACTTTAGTTCTGAGAACCCCTTTGGGATGCCTTAATCTAAATAGTAACAAATAAACACTAGACTGATGTTTGAGTATTTCTATAATGAGATCTTTAGATCCGTAATTATCGGATTCGGATCAATGTTTAATGGGATTGAAATTCAACATAAAAATGAATCTGACAATAGTGTTAGTACTCTGAGAGTCCCATTGGCATATGGACCAACTCAGAAGTTTCTTGCTAGGATTGAACAACAAGCTAATCTGAATAAGTCAACTCAAATGTCCTTACCGAGGATGTCATTTGAGTTCACCGATCTTCAGTATGATCCTACTAGAAAATCAACTCAGACACAACAGTTTGTAGTCAAAAATACGACTGGTAGTGAAGTAAAGAAAGGATATGTTCCCGTACCATATAACATGACTATTCAGTTGTCTATCATGACAAAACTGAATGATGATATGTTGCAGATTGTTGAACAAATTCTTCCACATTTTCAACCGTCTTACAATCTTCCAATCAATTTTCTTGGTGATTTTAAAGAGAAGAGAGATATACCCATTCAACTTGAGGGTATCCAAATGGAAGATGATTATGAGGGTAATTTTGAGACCAGAAGATCTCTTGTATATACTTTAACATTTACAGCTAAAACATTCATCTTCGGACCTCTAACAGATGTTTCAAATGATATTATCAGAAAAGTTACTGTTGGTTACGTTGCTGGGTCCGCTAGTCCAGGTCTTAGAAATCCAGAAAGAGACATCTCCTACAGAGTTGCACCAAGAGCTATTCAGGATTATGATGACAGTGTCGTCACCACTACTACAGAAAACATAGATTCTACAGAGAAAGTGATTACTGTAGATGATGCATCTCAACTATCAGCAGCAACATATATTGAAATTAATAAAGAAGAGATGTATATTGAGAAAGTCAGTGGAAACAACATCACTGTCAAAAGAGGTCAAGACGGAACTGAGGTCAAAGAACACGTTCTTGGTTCTGCAATTAAGACCATTACAGCCAATGATGCTAACTTCATTGAGGTTGGTGATGACTTTGGTTTTGATGGTATGGTTTTCTGAGGTAATATATGACTGATAAGTATGAAAAACTGGATGAAACTTTCAACGTTGAATCTGTTGAGGTAGAAGTTCAAAGGAATATCACTAGTTCAAAGATTGAGAAAATAAAAACTGACTCTGAAGATATCAGAAAAGACTACGAATACACAAGAGGTAACCTTTATTCCATCATTGAAAAGGGGCAAGAGGCTATTAATGGTATTCTTGAGTTGGCACAGGAGAGTGAGATGCCTAGAGCATATGAAGTTGCCGGTCAATTGATCAAGAACGTAGCTGATGCTACCGACAAACTTCTCACATTACAACAGAAGTTGAAAGATGTGGAGGATGAAAAAGATCTTAAGGGTCCAACCACTGTTAATAATGCACTTTTTGTTGGTTCAACAGCTGAACTTCAAAAGTTATTGAAGAAAAATACTAATGATAAATAGTAAGAACGGGAGAGAAATCCCAAAGTATTCTTACTAATAACTGACATGTCGCGTGATAATAATAATTTACCTTCTTATAGGGATTTCATAGAAGATCCTGAGAATTTACCGTCAGTAGAAGAATTTAAAGAAGAAAATCTGCCCTCAGTCGAAGATTTTCTTGAAAAAACTGTAGAGGAAGAGACACAGACCATCGAAAATTCCGATGGAGAATCATTTCTAGAAGTAACTGACGTTGTTCAGGTTCCAGAATGGTCGGAATTGGTCCGTTTAGTCAATGATGTAAGAAAAGATATTCCAGAAATACCTGAAATTAGGTATTATGATGAGCAATTAGCGGAAATTAGTGCTCAAATTGAACAAATTCAATCAAATTATGCAAAGACAGATAAAATTGATGTCCTAAGTGTTCAAAGTGAAGAATTTGAGGGTAAATTATTTGAAATTGAGTCAAAAATTCCTACGGTCAAGTACTATGACCATGACATTAACTCAATTTATGATAAAATTATCGACATTAAGGAAGAAATAAAAAGTCTTCCAGAAGTAAAATACTATGAAGAGGATCTTGAATCTCTCAAATCAAGAATTGAACAGGTAAATGAGGCTATTCCAACCTTCCCTGACTGGATTCAGGAAGTTCAGGAAGTCCCAGACTTCTCTTGGATTGGTAAAACTTTCAGTCTCATCGATGATGACTTCTGCAAAGTACAAGGGCATATTGATATAATCAAAGAGAAGATTAATCGTGAGGTTAATGAACTAAATGAGTCTCTTGAGGTTAAAGAATTTGAATTTAAAGTTGATGTAAAAAACCTTGGGGACAATCTTGATCAAACAAACGATAGAATCACAGAAACTAAGGATAAAATCTATAAAGAGATAAAAGAAACTTCTATTAGAATCTGGGAACTTCGTAATACATTTAAAGATGATGATAAAAAGTTAAGAAAATCTGTTCTTAGTGAACAGAATAAACTCAAACAGTCCCTTGAAGGGCAGATTGAGAAGATTAACGAACAGAGTGTTAAGGCAGATGAGTCTATTCTCAAGTTCTTTACTGATCTGAAGGGGACTGTTGATGCACTCCCTGAAGTAAAATACTACGATGAGGATGTCTCAAGAATTGATAGTGATATTCTTTCTCTTAGAAAAGAACTGAAAGAGTTATCTAAAATCGCTTCTTTAATCAAAACTGAACAAACTGAACTAAAAGAAAACTATCTTCTCAACGAACCTCCAGAAGAAAAAGAAAGAGCCGGTGGTCAGATTGACCCACTGACACCTATTAATCAGAACTTTGCGACACTGGAGGATCTGTCTACTCATTACAGGTTGTTCTTATCTAGAATCACCACTCAACTCTCCACTATGGGTGGTGGTGGAGCAGGATTTATAAAAGATCTTGATGATGTTTCGTTTGATGCATCAACAGGAGATAACAAACTACTGATTTATGATCAGGCTAACTCCAAGTGGGTTGGTATTGCTAGTACTGCCTTTGGTGGTGCTGGAATAGCTCAAACAAGTTTCATTAGTGGTATTGCTATCACAATGACAACTGGTAACTTCACAAATGTGAATGTTGCTGGAACTATCACATATGATGATGTAAAACATGTAGATTCTCTCGGACTTTCAACATTCAGAAGTGGTCTTGAAGTCAATGCAGGAACAGCGGCCACTGCCCTTTTGGTAAGAGGTGACGCAAGAATTACTGGAATCCTTACTATTGGTACAGCATCAGTTACCATCGATGGTAACAATGAAACAATTGGTGTTGGTATTGTTACTATCTCCAATTCTAATATTGAGATTGGTCCAAATGTTACCATTAATTCTGGTGCAACTGGTATCAACTCAGCACCCAATGTTTTCTATGTTGCTAAAGATGGTAATGATTCCAATAATGGAACATCAATTGATAACGCTAAACTGACTATTGCCGGAGCTGTTGGTGTGGCTCAGTCAGGTTCAGTTATCAAGGTTTTGTCTGGTAATTATGTTGAGAATAATCCTATCACACTTCCAGCTTTTGTAGCAGTAGTTGGTGATGATCAAAGAACTGTAAAAGTCTTACCAAGTAGTACAACTCAAGATCTGTTCCATGTTAATAAAGGATGTAAGTTGGCTAATATGACCTTCTCCGGTCACTTGGCTCCTTCATCTGCAGTTGCATTCCCAACAGCTGGTGCTACTAATGTTGGTGGTGGTAAGTGGAAAGGTCCATACATCCAGAACTGTACTAGTGACACCACTACTGGAACTGGTATCAGGGTTGATGGTGATAAGGCTGTCTTGACTAAGTCAATGAATGTTGATGCCTTTACACAATATAATCAAGGTGGTGTTGGTGTTGCTATTACTAATCAGGGATATGCACAATTAGTTTCAGTATTCACTATTTGTTGTAACGAAGCTATAACAGTCCATAAAGGTGGTCAAGCAGACCTGGCAAATAGTAACTGTAGTTTTGGCACTTTCGGTTTGGTTGCGGATGGTGTAAGTAATCAACAGTTTATTGGTACTGTAACTTCAAGTGGCAATGTTGGACAAGATAATATTGTTGTCAATCTAGGTGGTGTTACTACTAGACCATACGATGGTCAAATTGTTTATTTTGATCAACTTTACAAGTCTGTAGAAACCATTACAATTACATCTGGTGGTAGTGGATATACAAGTACACCTTCTGTAACTATATCATCTCCCACAGGTCCAAATGGAGAAGTGGCAACAGCATTCGTCACAATAGAAAATGGTACAGTAACTGAAATTGATATCATTAGTAGTGGAAGTCAATATACAGGAACTGCTACTGTAACTATCTCTGCTCCAGATACAGGTACAACCGCCACTGCAACAGCAGTTATGGCAGATACCTATTACACGATAAATAGCTCAACTCCCATTACTGCTGGGATTACTACATTAACTCTTGCTGAAAATCTACTCAACACTGTTGGGGTAGGATCTACAACATACTTCTTCCAACAGAGTAAGATTATCGCCAGTTCTCATACTTTTGAGTATATTGGTTCCGGCAACGATATTACATCAGCAACACCCAAGAGAGGTGGTGTTACAATTCAAGCAAATGAAGTTGTAACTCAAAATGGAGGTAGTGTGATTTACACCAGTACCGATCAGTCTGGTAATTTCAGAATTGGTGATGAGTTCCAGATTAATCAATCAACAGGAACGATTAGTGGAAGAGCATTCTCCAAAAGTCTGTTCTCAGAAATGACCCCTTTCATTCTAGCACTTAGTTAAATGGCACAGTTAGCACTTAATAGATTCAAGACAGAAACGATTGTACTGACCACATCTGATCAGACAGTCTACACTGCACCGACTGGATATACCGGTATTGTTCTTTATGCACATATCACAAATGTTGCGAGTGATTCTACAACAGTGACCATGTCACATGTTAGAAGTTCCACTACAACTGAAATCATCAAAGGTGCTACTGTACCAGTCAATGATGCTTTCATCCCTCTCGACGGCAAATTGGTTCTTCAGACCAATGATTCTGTCAAAGCAAGTGCTGGAGCTAATAGCACACTTAAAGTTCTTCTTTCAGTATTGGAGACTGCAAACTGATGCCTAAACTAATCAGTGAAATCAATGGTTCTGGTGGTGGTGGCAATATTGGAATTGCCAGTGATGGTATTGAGTTGGGAGACATGAAAACTTTGGATTATGAAAGTAATAGAATTGAGTTTGACAGCACAACAGGTGTAGCCACTGTGTTCTCAAACCCTTTGACTATTATTGGACTATAAATAAAAGAAACTCTTTATTTGCGATGATTAACGAAGAGGGACTTAGAGATTGGTTTGGTAAATCTAAATCAAAAGATGGTAAACCCGGTTGGGTTCAATCTGATGGTTCCCCTTGTGCTAATGAACCTGGTGAAAAAGGAACACCTAAGTGTTATTCTTCGTCTAAGAAAGCTAGTATGTCGAAGAAAGAACTTCGATCAGCTGATACAAGAAAGTCAAGACAAGACCCTGGACAACAACAAAAGTCTGGAGCAGCAAAACCAACCTACGTTTCTACTGATAAACCTAAGAAGAAAATGAAAGAAGAAACCTTTAACGAAGCAGAAGACAAGAAAACCAAAGGTAGTGGGACTAAAGATGCTTGTTATACTAAGGTAAAGTCTCGTTATTCTGTATGGCCTTCAGCTTATGCATCAGGTGCATTGGTGAAGTGTCGTAAAGTTGGTGCAGCTAACTGGGGTAATTCTACTAAGAAAGAAGGATTTGAAGGTTTCTATGACCTTCCTGAGTTCACTGAGACTCAGATTGCAGCTATGAAGTATGCTGGTATTGAAGTAGAAGTTATTGATGAAGCATGTTGGAAAGGATATGAGAAGAAAGGTATGAAGACTATGTTTGGTAAGAGATA